CGTTAGGAGATAACGATATGCACGTTGATGGAGAAACATGGTGTGCTAACTTTTTTCAAGGTGGAAGTTGGAAACAAACTTCTTACAATAATAATTTTAGAAAACAATATGCAGGTATTGGAGATATTTATGATCCTGTAAAAGATAAATTTTTATCACAACAACCTTTTGCATCATGGTCATTAGATTCTAATGACGATTGGCAAGCACCTATAACCTATCCTACAATTTTAGGTGATGATCAAGAAACTCCTGAATGGTTATACAGAATTTCTTGGAACGAAACAAAATACAACGCTGACAACACTAAAGGTTGGGAAGCAATTAAATCAAACGACGAATCGGAAACACCTACCAAATATAATTGGAATGGCACAGCTTGGGTGTCCGAATAGGAGGACACTAAATGCCTAGAAGCAGATCTGGCTCATTAAACGGTGGTGTGGTAGGAGTTACTAACGCAACTTCTTTTGGAAAAAATAAAGTTACATCTAAAACATCTTCAGGAGATATTACATTACAATCAGGAACTCGTGTTGTTGATGCTTTAATAGTAGCAGGTGGTGGTGCTGGAGGTAATTCAGGTTATGGAGCTGGAGGCGGTGGTGGTGCTGGAGGAGTTATACAACAATGTAGCTTATCAGCGTGTAGTTCAATTCCAGTAACAATTGGAGCTGGCGCATCAGCTGGTCCATCGTCTTGTACTACAACACCCTCTGATAGATCAGGAAGTAACACAACATTAACTACAGGTGGCACAACTTACACAGCAACTGGTGGAGGTGGTGGCGGTGGTCAAGGTTCAGGTGATGGATCTGGAACACCAACAAGTGGAAAACCAGGAGGATCTGGCGGAGGTTCAGGTGCTGCAGCTGGTGGTGATGAAGCTGGAGGAACAGGAACTTCATGTCAAGGTAATGCTGGTGGAGTAGGTGCTGCAGCTCCAGGTAACCAAGATCACGGTGGTGGTGGTGGCGGAAAAGCAGCTGTTGGAGGAAATTCACCAGGAAGTGCTGGAGGAGTTGGTGGAGCAGGAACAGATTTTAGTCCTTCATTTCCAGGAGCAACAAACTGCGCTACATACGGTGGTGGTGGTGGCGGTGGAGGTAGAGGAGCACCTTCTCGACCTTCTGGAGGAACTGGCGGTGGTGGTGGCGGTGGATCACAACCAGCTGGAGCTGGACAAGCTGGAACTGCAAACACTGGCGGTGGCGGTGGTGGTGCAGTAAATAATCCATCTGCAAACGCATCAGGTGCAGGTGGCTCTGGTATAGTGGTAATTAAAGAATTAAACAAAGCAAGTGGTGTGTGGTCAATGCAAAGTCAATTTGCAGCAAGAAATGATGATCTATGGCCAGTTAGATTACACAATATAGATTATTTAGTAGTAGCTGGTGGTGCTAGCGGAGGAGGAGTAAGAAATGGTGGTGGCGGTGGTGCTGGTGGTTATCGCGCATCAGGTTATGGACCATCCCCTTTACAAGGATCGACGTTAGAAATATCTGGAGGAGATTATACAATTACAGTTGGAGCTGGAGGTGCTGCTAGAACAAGTGGTACTCAAACTTCTGGTGCTCCAGGATCAGATTCAACATTTTCAACTATAACATCAGCAGGTGGTGGAGGTGGTGGTAACGTAAGTGCTACTCCTGGTCTTGCAGGAGGATCTGGTGGTGGAGGTTCTTACTCGGGATGTACACCTAATCCAAACGGTAGTGCGGGTGGTGCTCCTGGAGCAGGTAATACCCCTCCTGTAGATCCACCTCAAGGAAAAGCAGGTGGTATTGGATATAAAGATGGACCAGGTTATGGTTCTGGTGGTGGAGGTGGAGCCACAGGTACAGGTGGCCATGGTTCAAGCAGTGCTGGTGGTGCTGGTGGAGCAGGAGCCCCTAATACAATTTTAGGACCAGATACATCATACGCTGGTGGTGGAGGTGGAGGAGAATATTCTCCAGGACCTTTACCAGCTGGTGGAGCTGGAGGTGGTGGAACTGGTGGTAATAACTGCACTGGAGCTGGTGCTAGCGGAAGTGCTAACACAGGTGGTGGTGGCGGTGGATCAGGTAATAACCCAACTGGAACATCAAATTGTAATTCTAGTGGTGCAGGTGGATCAGGTATTGTAATTGTAAGAGCACCTAGTGATACAACTTTTGCGGTATCTCCTGGAACAAACAGCACATCTACACACCCTGGCGGTGATAAATTAGCTACGTTTACAGTTTCTGGTACATTGACAATATCTTAGTAAATGTTATATTAAGTTTATAAAGATATATGAACTTAACAAATTATTATTATTATTTTAAATCAGCAATCCCTGAAAGAATTTGTGATGATATAATTAAATATGGAAAATCTATTTCTGATCAAATGGCAGTCACTGGTGGTTTTGATGATAAGAAAAAATTAAATAAAAAACAACTTAAAGATTTAAAACAAAAAAGAGATTCTAATATTGTTTGGATGAATGATAGATGGATATACAAAGAAATACAACCATATGTACATCAAGCAAATCGTGATGCAGGTTGGAACTTTAATTGGGATTTCTCTGAATCTTGTCAATTTACTAAATACAATAAAGGTCAATTTTATGATTGGCACTGTGATAGTTGGGATAAACCTTACGCAAGACAAAATACAAATGATCCATCGCATGGTAAAATAAGAAAACTATCCGTAACAGTTAGTTTATCAGACCCAAAAGATTACAAAGGTGGAGAGTTAGAATTTGATTTTAGAAATATGGACCCTGATAAAAAACCTAATATTAAAAAATGTAAAGAAATATTACCAAAGGGATCACTAGTTGTTTTCCCTAGTTTTGTTTGGCATAGAGTATGCCCAGTAAAAAAAGGATCAAGATATAGTTTAGTAATATGGAATTTGGGGTACCCATTTAGATGAGTTTTCCAAAACAATTAAATTTAGAAGAATATTTTAAGTGTCCAATATGGTGGGCAGATGAGCCTAAATTTGTAAATAAATTAAATAAAGCCTCTGATCCTTATATAAAAAAAGCTCAAAAAAATTTAAAAAAAGAAATAAATGAAAGAAACAAAAAATTTGGTGATAAGGGAGATATGGGTCATGTATTTCATTCTACAACATTAATTGGAGATCCTAAGTTTAAACAATTACAGGATTACGTAGGTGCAACTGCACAAAATTTATTAAATGAAATGGGGTTTGATCTAACAAACTATAGTTTATTTACAACAGAAATGTGGGTTCAAGAATTTTCTAAAAAGGGTGGTGGACATCACACTTTGCATACGCATTGGAATGGACATATATCCGGATTTTATTTTTTAAAAGCTAGTGAGAAAACATCTATGCCAGTTTTTGAAGATCCAAGAGCAGGTAATGTGATGAATCTTTTACCTGAAAAAGATAAATCAAAAGTAACTTATGCAACTTCTCAAATACACTATAAGGTTAAACCTGGTCGTATGATATTTTTTCCATCTTATATGCCACATTTATATAGTGTAGATATAGGATACGAACCGTTTAGATTTATACATTGGAACTGTCAAGCAATACCGAAAGGAGTACTTAATGTCGTTCAAAAAAAATAAATATAGTGTTTTAAAAAAAGCAATAAATAAAGAAATGGCTGATTTTTGTTATGCTTATTTCTTAAACAAAAGAAGGGTTTCAAGATTTTTGTTTGATCAAAAATTTATATCACCATTTACAGAATACTTTGGAGTATGGACAGATAGTCAAGTGCCAAACACTTATTCACATTATGCAGACCTAGTGATGGAAACTTTGTTACAAAAAGTAAAACCAATTATGGAAAAACACACAGGTTTAAAATTATCAGAAACATATTCTTACGCTAGAATATATAAACAAGGTGATGTGTTAGCTAGACATAAAGATAGGTTTAGTTGTGAAATATCTACGACACTTAATCTTGGTGGCGATGACTGGCCAATATATTTAGATCCAACAGGTAAAAAAGGACAGGCTGGAATAGAAGTAAAACTAGAGCCTGGAGATATGTTAATATATTCTGGTTGTGATTTAGAACACTGGAGAGAAGAATTTAAAGGTGACCATTGTGGTCAAGTATTTTTACATTATAATAAAAAAGGCTCTAAGATGGCTAAAGAAAATGAGTTTGATAAACGACCATTTATAGGGTTGCCTGCATGGTTTAAAGGCTTTAAATTACCAAAATAATATAGTAGAATAATAATCTGGCGGGAGATACACCACCACACCATCTCCTGCCTGATTATTATAGGATTATTATGCTACAAAAAATAGGTTTTCAACCAGGTATCAATAAACAAATTTCAGCCACAGGAGCAGAGGGTCAGTGGATAGACTGTGATAATGTTAGGTTTAGGTATGGTATTCCAGAAAAAATAGGTGGATGGAAACAATTAGGTGCAAGTGCGTTAACAGGAGCAGGTAGAGGTCTTCACCATTTTGTAAATAGTAAAGCTAGAAAGTATGCAATCATAGGCACAAACAGAATTTTATATGCATACTCAGGTGGTATATTTTATGACATACATCCAATTAAATCCACAACAACGCTTACAAGTGCATTTACCACGACTAACGGATCAGCTGTTGTTACAATAACTTTTAGTGGATCTCATAACATTAATGAAAACGACATAATTTTATTAGATAATTTTAGTGCAATAACTAATTCTAATTTTGGTGCGTCTGATTTTAATGATAAAAAATTTATGGTAACTTCTGTGCCATCAAGCACAACTGTTACAATTACAATGCCATCAAATGAAACAGGTTCTGGTGCAACAACTTCAGGTGGTATCAGAGTTCAACACTACTATCCTGTAGGACCAGCTGTACAGGCAAAAGGTTTTGGTTGGTCATTAGGAACATGGGGAGGAGAAGTTGCTGGAGTAGCAACAACGACTATAACTTCAGGCATTAATAGTAGTCAAACAACAGGTATAATATTAACTGATTCTACTTTGTTTCCTACAACAGGTACAAACTTTGTTAAAATAGGAACTGAAGAAATATCTTATACAGGTATTAGTGCGTCAAATGAATTAACTGGTGTAACTAGAGATGTAAGAGGTACATCACCATCATCACATAACGGTGGAGATACAGTTACAAATACAACCGATTTTGTGGCATGGGGTGAAGCAGCATCAGGAGACTTAGTATTAGAACCAGGTATGTGGTCTATAGATAATTTTGGTGATAAAGCTATTTGTCTTATTCACGATAGCGCGTGTTTTTCATGGGATTCTAGTTTAGCAAACGCGGAATCAACAAGAGCTGCTATCATAACTGGAGCTCCAACCGCATCAAGACACATGGTTGTATCTACACCGGATCGTCACTTAGTGTTTTATGGAACAGAGACAACAATAGGTAGTCCACTAACACAAGATGATATGTTTATTAGATTTTCAGATCAAGAGGATATAAATACATATACACCCACAGCAACAAATACAGCAGGCACACAAAGACTTGCTGATGGATCACAGATTAGAGGAGCGATTAGAGGTCGTGATGCATTATATGTTTGGACAGACACAGCATTATTTACACAACGTTTTGTTGGTCAACCATTTACCTTTGCGTTTGCACAAGTTGGAACTAACTGTGGACTTGTTGGACAGAATGCATGTGTAGAAGTTGATGGTTCTGCATATTGGATGTCAGAAAATGGTTTCTTTAGATATGCTGGTAAACTAGAATCTT